ATACTAAGAAAAGAATTACAACTATATCTTGGATACCTTTTGATAAACTACCACAAATGTATAAAGTTATTGAGAATCAATTATCTATTGTAAATTTAAATCATTTTTATTTTGATGGTGTACGACTTACAGAACCTGCACAATTTACTGTGTATCCTAAAAAAGGTTTTTATGATTGGCACATGGATTTAAATGCTTTCGGTCAACAAGGTCAAAATCCAATACGTAAAATATCTATGACACTGTTATTATCAGATCCATCAGAGTTTACAGGTGGAGATCTTTTATTTGCAGACGCTGGTCAACAAGAACCCCTATCCTTGAAACAAGGACAAGCAATATTCTTTGCATCATTTTTAAGACACAAAGTTGCACCTGTTAAAAAGGGGATCAGAAAATCATTAGTTATGTGGTTTGGAGGACCACCCTTTAAATGAAGTTACAAAGAAAAATATTATTTCCAACTCCTGTATATTTTAAAGATATACCTAACGCTAAAGAACTTAATCAATATTTATTTAAAGAAATAAAAAAATGGCGTAAAGCAGAACCTAAAGGAGAAAAGAAAACAAACTCTGGTTTTGGTTGGCATAGTCCAACTGATATGGATAAACGAAAAGAGTATAAACCACTTATTAATGAATTATTTAAAATGGCTGAAGAGTGTAATAAAGATTATGGTATTACAGGTAAGCTAGGACTGGGTAATATGTGGGCTAATATTAATCCTACTTATAGTTATAACAAAACACATACACATCCTAACTCTATGTGGTCAGGTGTATATTATATTAAAGTACCTAAGAATTCAGGTAAGTTATTTTTAGAGGACCCTAGACCAGGACCCAATACACATATGCCTAGAAGAGTAGAGGATATGCCAGAAGCATTGTGGAGAGTTTGTGCTTATGAACCTATGGAGGGACGTATGATCTTTTTTCCATCTTGGCTTCCACATGGTGTTGATATAAATATGAATACAGAAAAAGGTGAAAAGAATTGGAGAATATCTGTATCTTATAACTTTATACAACTATGATTACTTATACAAAACTACCAATAGAAGAAATTGAATATTTAGATAGACCTGAGTTTCATAAAGAAGAAACTAAATTTAAAACATCTCTTTTAAATTCAATAAAAAAACATGGCATAATTGATCCTATATATGCAGAGTATGGTCATCGTTATGGTAAAAAAATTAAAGTTATTGTTGGAAACAATAGAATGGCAATAGCAAAGATTTTAGGTCTTAAAGAAGTTCCTATAATAGTAAATAGTTATGACCCTAATTTTAAACCTAAAGGTCGAGAACTTAAATCAGATGATGAGATCAGAGATTTATTTAAACTAGGTAAAGATCTACAAATAAGAAGAAACAAAAATAATATGATAGATCAAATTATGCCTCCTTGGTACGAGAAAGTAAAAGACAACTATGAGTTTTAAAAAAAATAAATATCAAGTTTTACGTAATACTATATCTAAAGAAGTAGCTGATATAGCTTACAGGTATTTACAAATATCTGCAGAAGCAGATTACTGGATGTTACAAAATAGTGTAACACACGCTGGTAATTCTTTAATTGGTAATTTTAATGACCCACAAGTCCCTAACTCTTATGCTAAATATAGTGATAGACTTATGGAAACATTATTAGTCAAGACCATAGATGTTATGCAAAAGAAAACAGGACTTAAATTAGTGCCTACGTATTCTTACACAAGACTCTATAGAAAAGGTAATATATTACAAAGACACAAAGATAGACCTAGCTGTGAAATATCTACAACATTAAACCTAGGTGGTGACCCTTGGCCTATATTTATCGATCCTACAGGGTCTAACAACGTCATAGACGAGTATAAAGGTATACATAAGCCTGGAGCACCTAAAGGGGTAAAAGTAGATCTAAAACCAGGAGATATGCTTATTTATTCTGGTTGTGAGTTAGAGCATTGGAGAGAGCCTTTTCAAGGTGAATTGTGTGGTCAAGTGTTTTTACATTATAATCATGCAGATGGAAGGTTTGCAAAAACCAATTTGTATGATAAAAGACCTATGTTGGGTATACCCAAAACTCGTTGATATACAACGCAATCTAATATAATCTGGAGATCTATGTTACAAAAATTAGGATTTGCACCTGGGTTTAATAAACAAATTACAGAAACTACAGCCGAGGCTCAATGGGTTGGTGGAGATAATGTAAGGTTTCGTTATGGTTCTCCCGAAAAAATAGGGGGCTGGTCTCAATTAGGAGAGAACAAATTAACCGGCGCTGCAAGAGCTTTATTTCATTTAGTCAATAAATCAGGAACTAAATTTTCTATTATTGGAACAAACAGAGTTTTATATGCATATTCAGGTGGTGTATTTTATGATATACATCCTATTAAAACTACAACAACTCTTACTAGTGCGTTTAGCACAACTAACGGATCATCGACTGTTACAATAACTTTTAGTGGCGAACATGGTATAACAGCAAAAGACATAATTCTTTTAGATAATTTTTCGTCAATAACTAATTCTAATTTTTCAGCTTCTGATTTTGATGATAATAAATTTATGGTAACAAGTGTACCATCAACAACAACAATTACTATCACAATGGCATCAAATGAATCAGGGTCTGGTGCAACAACATCAGGTGGTATAAGAGTAAAACATTACTATCCTGTTGGACCTGCAGAACAATTACCTGGGCTAGGATGGGGACTTGGTCAATGGAGTGGTACTGTAGCAGGAGAAGCAGTAACAACTTTAGTTAGTGGTATTTCATCCTCTGCTACAACTGGAATTACTTTAACCGATGCATCTCAGTTTCCAACTTCAGGTACAAACTTTATTCAAATAGGCACAGAAGAAATATCTTATACAGGTATTACATCAGGCGTTTTATCCGGTGTAACTAGAGGTGTGAGAAACACGACAGCTGCTGCACACAATGGTGGCGATACAGTTACAAACTCTTCGGATTATGTTGCATGGGGACAAGCTGCATCTGGTGACTTAGTAATCGATCCAGGTATGTGGAGTATTGATGGTTTTGGAAGTAAAGTAATTGCGCTTATACACAACGCACAAGTATTTGAATGGGACTCAGATGCAACAAATGCAACTAATAACAGAGCAACAATTATATCGGGTGCACCAACTGCATCACGAGATATGTTAGTATCTACACCTGATCGTCACTTAGTTTTTCTTGGAACAGAAACAACTATAGGAACTCCATCAACACAAGATGAAATGTTTATTAGATTTTCTGATCAAGAAGATATTAACACGTATGCACCGACAGCGACTAACACAGCAGGTACACAAAGACTTTCTGATGGTTCTAAAATTGTAGGAGCTGTTAGAGGTAGAGATGCAATATACATATGGTCAGACACATCATTATTTACTATGCGTTTTGTTGGTGCTCCATTTACTTTTGGTTTTGCACAAGTTGGTACTAACTGTGGGTTGATAGGACAGAACGCTGCATTAGAAGTAGACGGTGCTGCTTATTGGATGTCAGAAAATGGTTTCTTTACATATTCTGGTAATTTAGAATCTATGATGTGTTTAGTTGAAGATTTTGTTTATGATGATTTAAATACAACTGCAAGACAATTAATAAATGTAGGCTTAAATAATTTGTTTGGAGAAATAACTTGGTTCTACTGTACAGAAGGTTCTACTATACTTAATAGATGTGTAACTTATAATTACTTAGACTCTAGACCAAAAAGACCTGTGTGGACAACAGGAACACTGGCACGGGGAACATGGCAAGACTCATCTGTATTTGGTTTACCCCACGCAACAGAATACGATGCATCAAGTAATAGTTCATATGATGTTGTTGGAAACACAGACGGGTGCACAACTTATTACGAACATGAAAAAGGTACAGATCAAATTGCAGGCGGAGCTGTAACAGCAATAACATCAAATATAGAATCAGGAGATTTTGATATTACTCAAAGAATGATAAGAGGGGCTCAAACAGGTATGCCTGATATTAGAGGAGATGGTGAATTTATAATGAAAATAAGAAGATTTATACCAGACTTTATATCTCAAACAGGTAATACACAAATTACATTACAATTAAGAGATTTTCCAAACGACACTAAAACTAGTTCATCACTTGGACCTTTTACTGTAGACTCAACTACAACTAAAGTTGATACTAGAGCAAGGGCAAGACAAATATCTTTGAAAGTAGCAAATACATCTACTTCTCAAAGTTGGAAACTCGGTACATTTAGATTAGACATACAACCGGATGGTAGAAGATAATGGCTAAGATAGTACAAATATTAACCAGACCTAGTCAAGAATATTCTAAACAAGTAGCAGACTCACAAGTTAGAGATTTAGATGCTGTAATACAAAAATTAAACACAACATACCAACAAGAATTAAAAGATGAGGTAGAAGCTCAAAACTTCTTTTTAAATTAATGTCTAATAGTTTTAAAAATAAAAAAGTAGATTTAACTACAACTGATAATACAACATTATATACAGTCCCGACTGCAACAACTACTGTTGTTAAATCATTATTAGTATCAGAAGATGCGGGATCAGGGTCTACAATAACAATAACATTAGTTGATTCTAGTGGTGCTATATTTAATTTATTTAAAGACAAAGCCATAGCATCTAAAGCAACAACAGAACTTTTAACTCAACCTTTTGTAATGGAAGAAAGTGAGGTTCTTAAAGTACAAGCTGCTGACGCGAACGAGCTGCACGTTATGGCTTCAATATTAGAAATACAGCCAAGAGAGGTAACAACATAGTGAAAGATATACCAATATTAAAACCAAAAGAAATAATAGAAACTATTAGCAATCTAAAGACAGGTGAGATATACAAGAACGATGAGGAGTGGAAAGCAAAAGGAATTCCTCAAGAAGATATTAGAAGAGACGTCAAGGTAGTAATGCCAAGCCTTGACTTATTTGGAGAAACTAAATGATATTAGATCCGATAGATCAGAATATAAGAGACCAAGGTTTTAACTTTGTACCATTTGACAGATACCTAGCAGAGGGGTTTCAACCAAAAACATTAGATATGTCGGGTGGTATATCTACATTACCAATGTCATCATTCATGGCCCCACCAATACTAAACATAAATCAAGGTGGCGGAGAAGGTGGAAGCGGTGGAGGCATAACTGCTGGCCCTGTAGATCAAGGTTTAATGACTGCTGATTTTGCTCCAGATCAATCTATGACAGGAACTATGGGTATGACTGAAGAGGAAGAAGACGCTATAAATGCTATGAAGAATCCTGGTTTTACAGGAAAACAAATAGGAATGTTGGGTCTACAAGCTGCGTTTAATCCTCTTGGTGCAATAATTAACACATATAGAACTCAACAAAAAAATAGAGCAGCAGCCTTAGAACAAGCACAAGCAGCAGCTACAGCTGCAAGAGCAGCAGAAAACGAAGCTGCAGGTACAGGTGGTTATCAAGCTGGCTATAGTGATGATTTTATGACAGGTGGAGGGGGAGGAACTGATGCTGGTCAAGAAGCTAGCTCTCCAGGATCATCTGGACCAGGTGGTTCTGACACTATGGGTTCTTTTATGGATGGAGGTATAGTAGACCTCTTAGATATATATGATTGATTATAATAGAAAAAGGCGATAAAAAGGTAAGACTATGGCAATTTCAAGGATGAATATGGAAAGACAATTAAGAGCTGGTGGTGGTATCATGACACTAGACGAGCCAAGACAAGGTTATTTTCTAGGTAAGATTGTAAGAAAAGCAAAAAAAGCTGTAAAGAAAGTTGTTAAATCACCATTAGGTAAAGCTGCTTTAATAGGTGGTTTGGGAGCTTATGCAGGTGGACTTGGTCCTTTCGCAAAATTAAAAGGCGCTGGTTTTTTAAGAGGCACTGGTAGTAATTTACTTTCAGGATTAAAAAGCAGAGACGGATTTTTAGGTCAAATAGGAAATGTGTTTAGAGTTGGTGGTGAGAAAGATGCAGACTTTAGTGCACTAAGATTATTAGGTGGTGGACTTGGAGCTGCTGCAATTGCTGCACCATTTTTAATGGGTGGTGATGAAGAAGAAGTAATAGATGAAAGCACACCATTTAATTTAGCACAACCAATGGTATCCGATATTAGACAACAAGCTAAATCATATTATCAAGACCCTACAAAATCTGCATTATATTTTATGCCTCCTAAATCAGCGGTGCAAAGTCAATTCTATGCTGCTGGTGGTGGACTAGCTGACATACCAAGAGGAGGGTATGCAAATGGCGGAGATGTTTTTTCTGAAGTAGAATTATTTAAATTAAAAAAATTAGGTTATGATGTACTCTCTAAAGGTGTAGAACCGTTTGGTGGAGTTGAAGTATTAAAAGATATTTTAAGAGTAAATAAAGCAGATGGCGGTATCATGGACTTAGGTGGCATGGAAAAAGATTATAGAGAAGGTGGTTTTGTACCACTAGGAGCTGAGGAAAGAGCGGACGATGTACCGGCTAGACTTAGCAAAAATGAATTTGTATTTACAGCAGACGCTGTAAGAAACGCAGGTCAAGGAGACATAGATAAAGGTGCTGAGGTTATGCAAAATATGATGGACAATTTAGAAGCAGGTGGTACTATATCAGAAGAGTCTCAGGGCGAAGAAAATCCTGCACAAGCAATGTTCGATCAATCACAAATGTTGGAGAATAGAATAGTATAATGGCATTACCAGATTATTTACAAGAAACCGCGAAAGATTACGCCAAGCAGTTAACGGCTGCAACTTCTGCACCTATAGATACAAGTAAATTTACAGGTCGTCAGTTTGTTGCGGGTGAAGACCCATTACAGACACAAGCAATAAATCTTGCAACGCAAGGTATCGGTGGCTTTCAACCTTTCTTAACATCAGCTCAACAAGCTATAACACAAGGTGGACAAACACTTGGACAGGTTGGACAAGATATTTCGGGACTTGGACAATTCATGGGCACTGGAGCAGGGACCGGGGCTGGATCAATTGCATCATTTCAATCACCTTATCAACAATCAGTTATTGATGAAACGTTAAGACAATTTGATCAATCAAGAGCAGGTGGTTTACAACAGATTGGAGATCAAGCAATTGCATCAGGAGCATTTGGTGGGGGTAGACAAGGTGCACTAGAAGGACAATTTATGGCTGACACTGCACTGGGTAGAGCAGGAATCGAAGCACAATTAAGACAACAAGGTTTTGCAGACGCAGCAGCAAGAAGAGGACAAGCA